TCATAAAGTCTTGAAATTGTTTTGACTGTAAGAGTTTTGCCAGAACCACTGGCACCCACCATTAACAGATTTGATTTATCAATCTCTACATCTTTATTCTTGTTGTTTACTCTTTTGAAATGATTGTATACAGCAACAGAAATTGCAATTTTTGCTTTATCTTGCCCCACGATATAATCGTCAAGATATGCCTTGATATCTTCCGGAGTAGGTAATTTTTCTTTCTTTTTCTTAGTAACCTTCTGTTCAGAATCCTGGGTTAATACATCATGACTGAATTTAACACATTCATCGCAAATATACAGAAGGCTACCATTAAACATCGGGCCCTCAATCATGTGCTGAACTTCGTGTCTACCCTTACCGCAGAATGAGCAGGTGATATTCTTATTCTCTGTTGTCATTTTTAAATTCCTTTATCCAACTTAGTGGTGTTAGATTACTTTGCTTAGGTACGGTTTCAGAATTCTCTGCTTCATTGCTGCCCGGCGCATCACCCACAACTTTATCCATTTCCTGTCCCTCTTCAGATAACGATGTAATTTCACCCGACGACGAATTCTCCGAACTGTCGGTGGTGGTGAGGGATTTTTCCAATCGCTGAGGCTTCTTTTCTTCATCCAATGCCTGTGGTGTAAAATGTCGTGTGTTACCGACTAATTCTCTTAATACTTCTTGCTGATGTGCCCAAGGAATAGCTCGATTATCTACAGGTAGATCTTCCTGATCCTCGAAGGTGGCGGCGGAAGTAATCGTCGACGCGCGAGGAACCTGAAATACCCCATTGTTCTGCGTAGACCTGGTCCAGTATTCATCTTTGTAGAACTTCTCCACAATTGCTTTTTCTTTTTCATTTAACCCCGACACCTCTTCCGATTCTTGAGCAGGTATTTTCTTCGTGGTCCCGATATTAAGCTCAGTGGGGTCACTTTCACCGGGGACTTCTCCTCCCATCTCTTCCAGCACTTTGTCAGGCGCGGGCGACGCTGCCATATCGTGAGTGGTTTCGGGAGCCGTATTTTGTACGGTAGAATTTTCTTTTTCATCAGAAATTATATGTTTTTCCAAAGAGTTTGGAGATATCGACGTGTGTATCCCACCTTCCTCTTCATACTCAGATCTGCTATCCTCATCCCTAGTTCGAATGCTCGATACCCTCGATTGTTCGATGTTTTTAATTGATTCTGAATAGATCGAATTCTGTTCCTCAACCACATTATTTCCAACCGTCGGTATGGTTCCCGAAGGCGTATATTCCTGAGGGCCGAGGGCCTGTCTGGTCTTTTCTTCTTTCTCATCCCTGCGCCTAATTAAAGTATGGTTGGCGGCAATTAATAGTGTAACCGCAAGTGGGTCAAGAGTCGATACAATCAAGAGCGTAAATATCTTCACTGCACTTTCGAGCGTCTTATTGTTGCTATTTTCTGTTCCGTAGATTAATTCAGCAATATATCTTACCGGACCTACCTCCAGTTCCATAGCCCTTACCTCAGATTGGAGCTTTAGGCGTTCCTCACTGAGTAGATCAATTCTCTTGTTTGCTGCATCAATTTCTTCTCTCAATTGTTTACGCTGAGGGGCCTGGCTTCGTCTTATTACCACAGACCTATCGGCTCTATCTTTTCCAAGATAGGAATTGATTGTTGCATCTAATTGTGCTATAACCTTTTCACTATCAGCAATAGTTTCTTTTTCTCTTGCTATCTGCTGATCAAGTCTTTCAATCTTCGGACCATTATCTAGTGTGGCAACACCTTGTTGAAGATGTGCCTTAGAAAGAAATCCAAACACACCGATGCTTGTTGCAAGCATAAGGGCTGCGGTGAAGATAATTAGTGGAAGTTTTAATGCCCAGGATGAGGATTTCCAATTACGATATAACCAACTTGTGGTAACTAATTTTCCACCCTCGAGAACTACACCCATAATGAGTGCATGAATAGGTGCGCCTGCATAGATAGCCATGACACCTATAATAGAAAACCAGCCCGCTACTGTTGCCAGTGAGAGAGCTGATAATAAAGTAAGAATTGCAAAAATCATCTATTATTTAGCGTCAAAAAAGAGTTCCAGATTATAGATTGAACTTACTGTTGCCTCTTCTTTTTTCATATTCGGCGCATAGACGCTTATAAGACCATCCATACCTTTCCAATTCAGCATCGGCAATCTTTTCTTTTTCTTCGAAATGCATTCCGAAGGGTAGATTGTCTGTAATGCTTATGGATAGATCCAGGGCCTCCTCGAATGTCATGGCCCTGAGAGCAATAAATAGATCATCCTCAGTTGACATATCTATCTTAGAACTCCTCTAATAGATCCTCTTTCCATTCTCTATGGCCTTCGCGAAATGCCATATTTGCCTGCGTCTCACGAACTTCAACACGATAACACCACAGTCTATTGGCTTCACCGGGACCCCATAGGTCGGGAATATAGACACCATTGATATACTTGTAAAGCATATCTGCCAGTCCCTCGCATCCGAGTCGTGGAAGTATAGTGATTTTTGCCATCTTTCTTTTTTCCAGTTCCTTGTACATTTCAAGTTCTGGATCATCCTGTGCTACCAAAAGAGTATGATCAAACATGCTCTCTAGCGTGCCCTTCAATTCCTTTAATCCGCCGTAGTCAGCTGCCCAATTTCTAACATCAAGGTCATCTGTTCCAAAATAGAACTTCATCGAGAAGCTATATCCGTGAATTAAATTGCAATGCGAATCAGCCCTCCACTGGCGATATGCACAGGGAAAGGCGTCATGATATTCTTTTGTACTTGTATATTTGTAAACTCTTGGTTCCATATTTACTCCAATTCGATTCTCGCCTCAAGAAACACTGCATTAGGATAAAATTTTCTTACCCTATTTAAAAGGTCTGATGGGAATCTATCTCTATTATATTCGTCGACTTGCGCAAGTATAGCACGTTTCTCGAGTGCAAGTACAAATTCTTCAAATTCCCAGCCATTGCTCTCAAGGCATTTTATTTTTTCATATGTCGTGACAATATCGGGGACCATTTCTGGCCCATTTCTGAAATTTACCGAAGATTTTACCGTGGTAATATCTTTCAATTTTTCCAGCATTGTGTCGATATCCGGCCTTCTTAAGACATCAAATGTCTTTTCCTCTTCCGGCTTAGGATTTTCTTGCATCGATATAATCTTCATAATATACCCACCATTGAGTTTCAGGTTTCCAATCCTCGTGCATTAGGAATCCCCATTCTCTTTGCTGTGGACCCGGCATGAAAAGTGTCCAGCAATCTACACCTGGTTCCAATTCAATTCTATGATAGCTTGTTGCTTTACAGACTCTGAAATGTCCCGGGCCTCTCCAAATTTTCTTTTCCCCAATAATCTTAGGTGTTTCCTTAGGTGCTACAACCGGATCTGGATATTCCGTGGTAGTGTCGATAATGGGGACCCATTCCCAATATCCACCTTTTAGAATAAAGGTAGCATACGGCCAGGGATGATCATGAAGATCGTCCGGATCGCTTCTGTGGAAATTATGAAGAAAGACGTTGAAAGGGAATTTCTTTCTGTCTTTTAGAAAAAGATAATAACGAGTAAGATAGGGAGATTTGCTCTCCCTATCCATGATTACTCTCTTTCTATCGTGCTTTTCAAGCCACTTTAGAAATTTTTTGAACATGATTATTCCTTATCAAAGGAAACAAGACGCATGAATTCAATTCTTACATTAGGGTCGCTCTTGAACACGCCACCCAATTTTGAGGTGATTGTGCTCGATCCTGTATCCTCGACACCTCTGCTCTTTACACAGAAGTGCTGTGCGTGGATTACCACCGCAATGTCATCAGTTCCAAGGATGTATTGCAGTGCGTGATATACTTGCTCTGTTAATCTTTCCTGGATCTGTGGGCGCTTGCTGAAATATTCAACAACACGATTGATCTTGCTTAAACCAAGAACTTTCTCTTTAGGAATATAAGCAACGGTTGCAACACCGTCGATAATAACAAAGTGATGTTCACAGTTAGATTGAACGTTTACATTGCGCTCAACAACCATTTCATCATATTTCATCTTATTTGCGACTGCGGTGCATTTCGGAAATGCATCGTAATCAAGACCCCAGAAAATTTCATTCACATACATCTTGGCTACTCTCTTAGGAGTTTCGGCGAGGCTATCATCATTGGTATCGAGGCCGAGAGTGTGCATAATGTTTTCAAATGCCAATTCAATTTTTTCGATCTTATCTTTGCGATCGAGATGATTTTGAATTGTCGGAGTTTCAACACCACATTTAACAAGGTGTTGATGGATTTGCTGACCCAATTCGGGGTCACATTTTGTTTTATTGTATGACATTTTAGAATCCTTCCTTAAACGGATATTGAGTTTTGAAAAGTTGTCACCGTTGTGTGACAAATGTATTTATGACTCAATATATACCGTGCTTGCTTTTTAGGCTGTTAAATTCACTGACCACATAGGGTTCATATGGCTTCGTAGTAATCTTTATCAGAGTTTTTACATCTTCTTTCAGGGACCAGAAATCGCCCTGGAGTGTCATAAAATTTGAACTCATCTGGTCATGTTCTTGAACAAGCCTGGTGAGTAATTTTGGATTATTTTCTGTGCCCTTTAACCTTGCAACTACTTGCTCAGTTTCTGCCATGGCCTGTAAATCCTCTAGGCTAAGAGCTCCCAGAAGTTTATCAAGGAGTTCGATTTTCTGCATTGTATCGGGTGTAGGAAAAATCATATTGCCATTCCTGGTTTATTTTTTACATCTGGATAAGGATTATAGCCGATCAGTTCGATATCCTCCCATTGCAAATTTAGAATATCCTCAAAGGAATTCAAATCTTTCTTGATATTTAGGGTGGGTAATTCACGTGGCTCGCGCTGAATCATTTCCTGACACATATCCATCTGATTTTGATAGATATGTACATCCCATCCGAAGTAAACAAGTTCACCTGGAGTAAGTCTTAGATATTTTGCGAAGATGTGATTTAAAAGTGCATAAGATGCAATGTTGAATGGGAGCCCAAAGGGAACATCATTGCTCCTCATTACAAAGCAATTATTCAGTTTTCCATTGTCTACTGTGAAATCACCTTCCACAGAATACATATGTAGCATGTGGCATGGGGGCAAGGCCATTTCGTGTAATTGACCTGGATTCCAACCTGTCACAACGTGACGACGACTGTAAGGATCATCTTTCAGTCCAGTGAGAAGATCTGCAATTTGGTCAACCTCTATCCCAGATGTTCTTAATAATGCATAACTGTTTTCAGAAATTGGAATAGACTCGACCTTACTCGCTTCCCAATGCCGCCACTGGTATCCATAACCCTTACCCATATCACCTTCGGGTAGATGCTGAAGCCCACGCTTATCGAGAAATTCTCGAGAAGTGTTTCCCTTCCAGATGTTTATGTTCTTTTCTTCGAGTAACTTTGTATTTGTTTCACCACGAAGGAAAAACATTGTTTCTTCGAAGGCAATACGCAAAGGAACTTTGCGTATGGTTGTTAGTGGAAATCCTTTGCTAAGATCCCACCTGAGCATTCTACCAAATACCGATTTTGAGCCTACGCCAGTTCTGTCTGGTTTATCAACACCGTTATTGAGAATGTCAATTATCAAATTTTTATAATTGTCCATTTGTCCCCTTTATCGGGACCTGAAAATACATACCAGGTCTCATGGTATGTATTTTATCACAGTGTTACTCGAAAGTCAAAGATTTTCTGATAGTTTTCTTACGAGATAGACATCTTCAGTAAGTTCCTCGGTCATTTCTGTATGACCGTATGAATCATTTTCAAAACCCCAGGTGACATATTTCTTATAATAATTTTTCCACCAAATCATTTCATTTCCAATTTTTTTAGGAAACCAAGCAAAGGCTTTTTTATATCTGGTTGTGGAGGTTAATTCATTCCTCCAATCTCTCATAGGCTTATCGCCGACCATCCTTACTCCTTGGGTGCAGGCATACGATAGAAATCGTGATTTCCGACCCGCATAGTTCTTGTCATCTCGAAACGCCAGGCAGGTTTACTGGTGAATGGATTGTGAAAGTGCGTTGCACCCTTGGTATTATCTTCAACTTCGCCCGCAAGAACAGTGATCGCAACAATAGATGCAATTTGGAATTGATCAACCAATGCCTGGTTGATTGTACCATCTTTCTTCAGAAAATTAATTTCTTTTCCCTTTTTATCATTCTCACAGTACCAAGAGAATGCACAAACGATATTTTTCGTTATTCTGTGCGGAAGGGCTTGTTTCACAACACCGCAAATCGTATTAGGAAAACGCGGATCCTTGGCACGATTTAGTGTAACAGAGGCAACCGCAAATTGCCCTCTAATATCTTCATTCCGGGACTCATAAAAGATATTTTCAGCCAAGCAATATGCTTCAGCTGGATCAACTTTTGATGTATCGGCAACGCCGGTAATATCTGAGGCCTGAAGAAGATATGCTAACAATAGTTTCGCTGTTATCATATTATCTCCTAAAAATCCCCTAAATTGGAAACCAAAAAGGGGACAGTATTTAGCATCTGCATTATACCATTAAATACATTGTGAAGTCAAACTCCAAGTTCTAGATAAATAGTCTAAACCGGTAAAGGATAAAGAAATGAAGCCATCTGATTTTAGTTCATTTGATACAAATAATATTTTGGAAAGCCTACGTAGTGGCGAATACTATATCTGGAAAGTGCATTTTGAAGATGGCACCTCCCAAGATGTAAGAATCACCTGGGACGAAACATCAAAGGAAGACTTGGAAAAACATTTCGGTAAACCCATTACCAAAATTGATTACAATTTTGGAATCCGTGGCGGCCAGACAACAGATGATTCAGCATTCCTGAGACAATATCACAGGGACCAAAATGAAATTGAGAGGCGTGCAGGAACTAGACCATGGAATGCACCAGTCGAAGAAGGTCATTGGGTTGCAAAATCAAAGGACGGCGTAGAGAAAAGATTTAAGACTTCTGACACAGCAGGTCGTGACGAATGGGCAAACAAGACCGTGAAGGCTCCGGCTGCGCCCGCAGCGGCAGCCGTACCAACCAAACCATCTCTAACACTTGATATGGTTTGGAGAAAGGTTGAGGAAGTAGTAGCTAATATTTTCCCCGATGGAGATCCAATTGATTGGTTAGGTCCATGGCTACAGAAGCAAGGAATCACTGACTATAAAATCGGTGATACTCTTGATAAGGCAGCTCAACAAAATGGCTATAAAGATATCTATGATTACTACGACGAAATGAAAAGGCAATATGATGCCGACATGACTGCTGAAGGTTCCATGGGCGGAATTAATAGATCTGCCCCTGCACAAGATGTGAGCTATGAAGACGTATTGGATGAAGTCTACAATGCCTGGTTTGAAGAACAAGAATTAGATGAGCTCAGCACCGCTAAACTCCGCGCCTATGCAGACAAGGCTCGTGCAATTGATCCGCATGCAGACCGCTTTAAAACCGTAAAACACAGCCAAGGAATGCAGAAAGCAAATGCTCGCATTGCCTCTAAGACAGGCGATCGTAGACCTACAGCAAGAACATTCGAAGAGAGATTAGCTGAATTTTTAGAATTGGATGAAGCCTTTGATAAAAATATGTTTGCTGATATTTTAGCTCAGCAAGATAAGGAAGAGAAGGCTGCTGTACAAGCTAAGATTGGAACAAGAGATATTGATCACCATGGTTGGACTATCCGACATCAAACAAAGGTTCCGCGCGGACAGGCTGTGAAATGGCAGGTCATGGATAAAAAAGATGAAATTAAACATCGTGGAGAATCCGCCGATGAAGCATCTGCAATTACTGATGCACAGAACTGGATTAACACAAAGGCAGGCGCTGGGCAGGAAGCAACACAGAATGTTACAATCGACTTCAACGTAAACTTTGCTAAGGAAATTGCACCAGATTTCTATGCCACAATTACACAGGATAATGGTGTGCCTACATTGCTCATGTCTCTAGAACCACAAAAGGGTCTACGCCATACAACAACAAGGCAACAGGCGCACAAAATGACGGCATCTACAACACCTTTGCCGGGCATTACACTCTCACCTAAGGAAGCAAATGCTGCCGGGCTAAAACCCAATGGGCGCTATCTTCTAGGCCCAAAGGAAGACCTCGGGGACGGATTATGGTCATTCCCACTTATCTATCAAAGCACCGTTGCCGGAAAAGGCGACATGGTAAAGATGGGTAAACCTGGTTTGACAGTGGCACATAATCGCACTATCGAAGAAGAAAATCTTTCAGAATTCATGGATCCATGGCACGGATATAGTGCAGACGATCCTAAGGTAAATGCCTTAAAGAAGGCACCTAAGTCATCAATGCAAGGAACAGAAGATACACCCTTCAGTGAACTTGTTCAGGATACTATCAGGGAACATGGATTAAAGTGGGCCTTTGATTTCTATGTTAAGAAACATGGACTTCCACCAAGGCAATTTAAGATATACGCAGGACTATAAAGAAAAGGGCCCAGAGGGCCCTTTATCTTTGCACCATTTTATCGTGCGGGTTGACGGGCACGAGTTCTAACTTCTTCGAAGTTAGTCTCGTTATAAGACAAACCGTCCCTGTAACGAGTCTTCAGGTGATCAATGATGTTTTCACCAAAATCAAGAACCTTGGTAATAAACTTACCGGTCTCGTCGGTAACAAGCATAAGCTGACCACGCTTGCTCTTCTTCATGGAAGAAGTGATCGGATCCTTGTAGACCTCAACCCACTTACCCTTGATATAAGCAGCGGAACACTTCATGGCAAACTCAAGGGTGTCTCGGTTGATTTGTTGCAACAGAGCACCGCCTTGACCAAATGCCACGTTATCGGCACTGTAGCCATTGATGTCCATCAGAGTAAGGATAGCACGGATCGAAACATGATCAATACCATCACCTTGGATGATACGAACATTGTTCAGCACCTTGTAACCCTTACTATTCACGGTGTGTCCAAAATGCTTGTCGAGAATCTTCAAGCAGTCATTAACGACTTGGACAGGATCACCACTATCCGGACGGACAACCACAACCGCACCGCTGTCAATCACATCCTGCTTCAATTCGGTTCCCCACTTCTCGCAGGCCTTGTAGATGTCGTAGCTATCACTGACGCAAGCCAGCAAAGCACCAGGCTTACCGTAAAGCTTCAGCATGTTTCGGAATGAAGCGGTTTCACCATCACGACCCCAGCTGGTAACGGTACTGTGTTCCATTGCAGGAATACTGAATCCGCAAACTTCTGCGTCATAGTATTCCATGGCAGCCAGGATTCCCGACACCGTATCAGTACCCATGAAGTTAACCAGGTGAGCCATGCCACCAAGGCCGGCACTTTCCAGGCTCGACACACCACGAGCACCAAAATCGTGCAGCTTGAAATCAATCAGTGAAGGATCACCATTCTTCTCAAGGAAGTGCTGGATAATCTTCTTGCTGTGGTAGCTGTTGGAACAGACAGTGGTGGGATACCAAATTGCACGAAGAAGAGCAGTCTCAAGGAAACTGGTCAACCAGTAGCACTTCGGATCAGTGTTAACGATCGAAACAAGTACGTTCTTCAGGTACATCACGGTACCTTCATCTACGGACTTGATTTCGACGGGGAGTCGGCCACCGTGGACTTGGACAATATAGTCCCACCCTTCTCGGTTGAAGGGTTCGCCGTGGGCCTTGATGATCTTTTCTGCCTCGTCCACCATCTTTCGAGTGATGGGGGTAGTTAGATATTCGCGAATGAATGCTTGCAGTCCAATGAACACAAGTTCGTCGTAAATCTTACTTCCTCGAGATTCGATGTACGAATACACGTATTCGGTGCCCTCGGGATATTGGGGCCACTGGCTGTACTTGTAGCTGTCGCTATTGAGAATAATGTTATGTGCATACTTCATGATAAACTCCTTATCAAATAATGCCCAACTCACTGTTGGGACTTGTTACTATAATACAGTCGCCTTTAGTGTAATTGCGACCAACTCCAGATCCGAATATTCATATCCTTCTTCTAGAGTACCATATCTATTTTTTAGATAGATAATTCCTTCCTTGGTTTTGGCAAATATAATCTCAGAGGAAAGTCTGATTCCGATGGGTACCGAATTTGTAAATTGACCGTAGGAAATGAACCATTCGTTTCCTAGTCGTGCCTGAGGTGGTACCTTACAAAAAATCATTTAATTCCCAGGGCTTCTTTTTCAGCAACGGAAAGCTTGGATAATGCCTGACGTCTAAGCTTTTCCTGTTCTTCAATTCTGTGCTTGGCATCTAATTCCTTATGGGCTTTATGCCATCTCATGAGGTCCTTCTTGGTAATTCCTGCCGATTTGTAATCAATTGTATCATAGAAATCGGGAGGGCCAAAATCTCCTTTACCATCGCACACCGCGTGCTCAAGCGCAGCAAGTGTGGCACATAGAGCACTTTCGGCAAAACTAATTTGTTTCCGCAGTGCTGGTTCGGTTACATCCTTAAAATATTGCTCAGGATGATCGTCGTAATAATCTCTGCAAGGCATATTTTCTCCTTAACCCCCGGGCAGGTAATCTTTTCCCGGAATCATTTCAGGAATCTTAGTGGAATAACTACCACCGTGTGCCAGCACATAGGCAATGGCATCCTCTTCCTGATCAAATTTTAAATGTGGAGCAACATTATGAATCATGCCATCACTCCACCCACCTTCACTATAATCTACCTCGACAACTCCACTTTCATTGAGCCAGGAACCAAGGATCGCAATGTCGTTGCGACCATTCAATCTCTTGATTCTGACATAGAAGCTCATTTTCGTGCTCTTGCTACCAGGGTTGCAATAATGTGCTTGTGATCTCCATAAAGAAGTTCTCCCATTTCTTCAACTTCCGAAAGCTTGAACCATCTTGCCTTCTTAGCATCGTCGGATCCTTTAACTCTCGGAAGTTCACCATTGCCGCCATCCAACTCAATCAGATAGGCCATAGTTATGGTGCGACCACGCAAATCACGGTCCGGGTGATCAAAGACTTCGTTGTAGGTAATACCCTTGCGAAGAACAATCTCAGGAACCTTGATCTTGGTTTCTTCCACAAGCTCGCGAATCACACAATCTTCAAGTCGTTCCTTGGGATTGATAAATCCGCCGGGTAGTGCCCAAAGACCCTTACCGGGAGAAAAACCTCGCTGGATAAGAAGAATGTGACCGCCTTGGATAACCACTGCATCAGTCGTTTGGAACACCGGTACGAAAGGAGCACTGGCCCAGGATTTGTGATAATCCTTATAGAATTTGTATTCTTCTACCATATCCTGGTAGAACTCGGTTTCCATGAACTGTTTCAGGTAATTAAATACCGCATTAGGAATAGCACCGGTGATGAAATCTAGGTGACCTTCGAAATAAAGTTCGCGAACCTTGGTTGCATCAATGGGATTAGATCCGTGCTTCACAAAGCCGTTGAGTGGAATAAAAGCCCATTGCGGAAATGCATGATTATACCAACTAGTTTCATCTTTGTCGTATCCGAGGATGCAGATTTCTCTGTCATCAATTTCCGGATCTTCCTTAGCAACAATGCCCTGGACATACGAAATCCAAGAACTATTGCTATATTTGAAATCAGGGAGTGGACTGATAGAGATGTTGGACGCAGAAAATTCTTCCGGAATACGTGCATCCGCAAGTGCCTCACTCATGGCACGCTGAATCATATCGCTGCGTTCCTGGAACTTGAATGGATTTTTCGGAGTGCGTGGCTGGAATGAACTTCCAATCAAAATTTGCACTTTATCTGCAATGCCCATGGCCTGCAAAACATTGGCTAGATGCCCGTTGTGGAAAGGTTCAAAGCGCCCAATGAGGATTGCTTTCTTAAATTTTTTCGCTGACATATTTGGCTCCCAAATAAGTTATGAGTTGCGAAGTCTCTCTTCGCGTACTATTTAGCCTTTACTATAGCACAGGCGTGCTATTTAGGGCGACCGACGGCGTGCCATCAGGCCCTTCAAAACCTCATTGTCGACGTAGGGCTTATCTCCCCTCAACTTATCAACAATCTGTTGTCGTTCGATTTCAAGAGATTCATTATATTTCTGCCATTGTTCCTTTATAGATCTATAAACGGCATATATCAACACCAATGAGAGCACTGCAACGATAGCAATAAAGAAAATAAGTAATGCCTTGATTCCAAAGATCATGCAACCTGGAACAAGAATTCCTATTAGAAAGAGAAGAATAGTCAGAATTTTTGCATCCACACTGCTCTGTTCCCAAAGCCATCTTAGAAAATTAAGAATCTTCATTCTTTTCATCCTTCTTGGTTTGATCCTGTAGGATTCTCATAAATTCTTCCTCTTCACCCTCGGTCCATTCAATGTACTCCTCGAGGGTGAAATCATCAACAACATCCTTGGGTAAAGGTTGCACAGGTTTCTTATTCTGTGTCATGCTTTTTCCTTTCAGCTTCATAAACTCTATTTCGTAAACTTGTTGTAGAAAATCCGTGATTTCTAGAATTGAAAACAACCTTTGTATGCATGTACGGAATATCCCACCCTGTATATTGTTTGCCTTCCCAATCTGCACCAATAAATCGTTTGTCAAATTTTACAGAACATAAGAGATTGCGTAAATCTTGTTCGGTTTCATACACAATCACCTCATCTACATATTTACAGGCACGCACCTGTAGATACCGTTCATGTGTACTTTGTACAGGTACATTCTTCTCAGGTCGATCGATGTTAGGGTTTGTCTGTAGGAACACAATTAGATAATCGCATTGTCCCTTACATTCTTCAAACATTAGATAATGGCCGGCATGTGTTAGGTCGAAGCTACCGGCAGTAACTCCAATAACACCCTTTGTCATTCTGGTTTCCTACCTGTCGGAAAAGGCCATCGAGTTGGATTGGATAGATCTTCATTGAGTTCTTCCTCGGATGTACCTTCCTTAGGGAAAGGCCATTCATTATCCGAAATCACATCTTTATCCTTGGCTAATTTCCATGGGCGCGGCGGGTTAAGTTTTGCCCCCACTTTATCTCCATTTTTAGTCTTTTTTGTCAAGTTGTTGCTCCAAGCATATTATCACCGTTATTTAGAACGGCCTCTACATAGAATTCTTCCTCTTCTTCTGTAAGCTCCATTCCATCGGCAAGTTTTTCTTCAATCAATGCCAATTTTTCATAATCTTCATCAGTGAGAATATCCATTATTTGAACTCCACAAATTTTTCAAACTCAAATCCCTTCCTGGTCTTCATCAAGATTGCACCACTAAGGAATCCACCCTTTCCACAACCGGTATCGAGGAAAATGACTTTGCCACCATTCTTATTACGAACAACCATGGGCTCGGTAATAGGAACATTATGAATAGGCTGTTTATCATGTCCGACGATAACGGTCTTACCCATAGGAACTTCTTCGATCCAATTGTAGAGGCGCACAGGATACCCATCCTCGTACACTTCTCCATTTGTCTCACCAACCAGAAATCTGGAACGTGCGGTTTTCCCGACATCGGCACCATCTTCCCAGAGAGAAGGATGACTTGCCGCATGAACAACCGTAAAATCTCCAAATTTATGATAAATGCCCGATAACATTTTATCTTCGATGATTTCAGCATACATGCGCTGAAACTCTGACATGCGTTCTTCCCCGACATCAACCAATGTCTGTTTTGCTGCGTGCGAGAACCTAACACTATTTCCTTTGATTGCCCGATAATGCTTATCATCATGATTGCCAATAGTTATACCGGCAAGGCCATCATACATCATAGAATGCATCTTGCTAACGACTTCGAAAGGTTGGCGACCGCTATCGACGAGATCACCGGTCGCCAACAGAAGAAAATTTTCGCTTCTGGAATAATTGCATGCTTTTTCGAAGGATTGGAAATCAGCATGAACGTCCCCAATGACTAACACACCATCGAGGCTTTCAAAGACATAATTCGACATTGTTGTCATTTTCTTTTTAGGTCTTTTGAACCCAACCCATTCTATCAAAACATTCTTTTACTCTATCGGTAACAATACCCTCATCACCGAAACAATAAAAATCCAGGTAACTCTCATTAGTATTATGATACCTATTGCGTATTGCCGCAATATATCCACCAGCAGATCGCCAGGAACATCCCCAGCATTCTTCATCCTCGCCTTTTAATCTCTTAATAATTTGCTCATCTTCGGGAATAGGTGGCGATTTTATTTTCCATTCAACATTACAGAGTGCCTGATAAAATTCAACAGCAATAGAGTGATCCTTAAGATATTCAATGACTATTCCATCCTTAAACATCTCTTCAAAAAGATCCCTCTTCATGTCCATAGATTTTTACGAATTTTTATCAAACGGATGAGCATTTCGGTATCCTCTTCATCCCATTCTTGTTCCAATTCCTCTTGTCTTTTATGCTCTTCTTGCCATCTCTTATAATCCGGAGCATTACGATCAAAGTCGTCATCAAGGGATGACAAAATGCCAAGGCCCTGGTTAGAATACGGTACGGGATCAATATTCTTTCGTGCAGCCCTGTCAATGGTCCACCACTTATATAGTGCAATGATTTCCCTGGCTGTTTGTGCTTGTTCCACGCACCGTTCATGTGGTGGTAAAGAAGGATCATCTAGCGTGGCCGCCCATTCGTAATACTTCATGGCGAAGTCCGGACGACGAAGATTTCTGTTTTTCCATCTACGATAAAGTCGAATATGACGATAGAAAAAATTCTTCCTGTTAATATCTTCTTCTGGATGTTGCCAGAGGTAGTGCCATGCAGATTCAATTTCAACAAAGTCTTTTAGAATCTTGAAATTTGCATGAAGAATCTGCTCTTCTGCTCCGTGGTAGTCCGGTGAAAGATCAAGCCTAATAATATGATATCGATTAATGGTTCGATATCTAATCCAGTCATTAATTGCCTGCCATTTATGTTTTACAGGCCAGATAAAGGTTTTCTTAAATTCGTTATTTAGATAATATCTAATGGGGGCTTTTTCCTTAAATTCTTTTCTGAAATAACGCCAGCCCGTAGATGACAGAGCGCCTGGAGGATTATATGCCATCCAGGCGCTGAACTTTGAAAATATAAATCGTATCTTTTTTACCATATCTCTTATTGTACAATAAGATTCGGTAACTAGTCAACAATCAGTGGGTAGGATTTCCTCGAGAAACGAATGCATTTAGTTTATCTGCTTCTGCGATAATTTCCTCAGACGTTGGTGCTGTTGTAATCCTATCACCATTTGCCGCACCCTTTGCTTGGTGTTGTTGATGAAGAATTGTCTGTGCTAAATTCAAAAGATCTAGTCTAATTTCGTACGGTGTCTTGCTTCCTGTTTTCATATGTGTCTCCATGTGTTATGTAATAATCCCTTGCTTGGGAGGTAATGCAATCTTCGAAACTGATTGTTCGTAACTTGAGCGAAGGCTTTGCGCCGGTGATGCTGTAATAATAGGCTTGCAGATCCTAATTGGTTTCTCTGCATCGGCCATCATCATAAACGGTGCAAATTGGATTCCACCTTGCGAATTTACTACCAGGCATCTTGCTTTCTCGACAAAATATGCCTGTTCAGTTTCCTCTACCACGGTTCCTACAAGTTCTTCACCTGCAGAAGTCTTAAATACCGAAATATACGGTAATTCTTGTTTTTGTACCAACATATATTCCTTTTATAAAATCAATCTATGATTCATTATACACGAAGTTCTATTATAAAACAATCACCAAATATTAACTACACTTGCCAGATCCACAATTCACACATTTCTTGCATCCTTCTTCGTAGACTATATTTGATGAATTACAATCCTGACATACCTCGCCGTGTACATGTTCGCCATCTCGAATAAATGATGCCAGAAATTTCTTAATTTGGAATAAGAAACTACCAATATACATACCCTCTACAGTATCTAATGCGGCTACAATATTCTTAATGAGAACACCGTGTCGTAGATTCAACGATATCATTCTCGCAATTTTAGAAGCATTATCACTTCCTGCAATCTTTGCAGTGACTTCGTTGATATAACTCTGTGGAATACCCTTTCTTGTAGCTAAATCATATAATTTTTCTACCGCATCGGATGTGGTTATATTCTTTTCATGATGATTTGTGTGTACAAATAAAGCAAAAGGACGAGTTTGTTGTTCATTCCACACAACCGAAAGGTACCATTTTCTTCCTTCGGCCTTTAATGTCTTCATGGAGGCTGGTGAGGAATCTGGTAATTTTACGCTTTCGAGAATAATTTCTTCGTCGTCTACTGTGGCGTTTTTCTCTTCCTTGGCAGATAGAACAGAAGTCATGGTACCAGATCTGTATGTGGTAAATCCTTTAATAAATCCGGTATTAAATACCTTCAAATAAAGACTTTTAAACTCTTCATAGCTATAATCAAACGGAATGTTACATGTCTTCGAACATGCCGAATCCGTCCACCGGGCAAATCCTTGCAAATCAGAAACATGATCGTCGACTGTCAAATTTGTCGTGGTCACAGCCCAGGGCGCAGTGGGATCCCATTCACCCTTATTCTTTAGATATCTGACACCGTAATCCTCACATAGAATTTCTTTTGTTAATCCTCTGTTCTTATCAATTTTATAGACAATACCGTTATGAGTACCTTTTAAAATTTCTTCATCACCTTCCTTGGTGAGTTTGAATAAGTCAGTTTCATTCCATTCTCCCTCATACCATTTTGGTGTGATTGAAGAGATTTCGTCCGGTGGTGTCGAAACAATAACCGTTCTGACATATTCCGGCATAAAGATTGGTTCAATTCCACCAGAAACAACATTAGCCAAAATAGATGAATTACCATTTGGTTGCTGGCTCATGAGTGATGAGTTTCTAATTCCTACCTTCCTCATCTTTTCCATATATTCGTCTGAAAGATTTAATTGCCTGACAAAAACAGAATCAGCATGTTTCTCTGGAATACAATATTCAAATTTCCCCTTTTCGACCGCTAAATCAATAGATGTTTCATAGGCAGTTTGTGCAACCAATCTCATCAGGCTCTCACGAATTCTTGATGCTTCGTCTGATGCAAATCGTATTTTCATCATAAACAGTGACGATCCCCATCCCATTATACCGAGACCAATTCGTCTCTTTTTTTGCATAGATTCTAAATACTCTGGTAATGGTGCTGAAGAATATGAATTTACATTATCAAGGAAACGAACCATATATCCTACATATTTTTTAATTGCAGGAAAATCAAAAGTTCTGTCATCTTTCACAAACTTGGTCAAATTAATACTACCAAGACAACAAATATTTCCTGGAGCCAGTGTTTGTTCACCGCATGGATTGGTTGCATAGATAGTTTCACCGTAATTCAGGGGGTTAAAGTAATTTGCGCGATCTAGAAATAATACACCCGGCTCGGCCCTATTATATGTAGATTCCATGATTAGATTCCATAACCATTTTACAGAGACGGTATTAAACACATTTACCGGATAACCATTTTTTATCCATAGAACAATATCGCCATTCCATTTTTCTTTGTAATATTCAGAAGTGGTCACAGGAAAAATTAGGTCCCATTTATCTAAATCATTTATCTCATTATTGATATTTTCAACAATAGATTTATCTGTTTCAGTAGATAATGCATACTCAAGTTCATTTATCTTGCTTACCCGTGACATAAAATCATCTGTACAATTCACAGAGATATTGAATTTTGTTAGTCTACCGGGTTGCTGTTTTGCTGTAATAAATTCAACAATATCTGGATGCCAAATATCTAATACACCCATCATGGCCCCTTTTCTAATTTTTCCCTTTGCTTTCTTATTGGTAGATTTTTTCCCAGAACCAGAGGTAATAATATCAGACGCCTTATCGTATAATTCCATATATTTTACTGCGCCGGGCGATTCAACACCTATACCATTGATAAATGAACCACGAGGACGGATATAAGAAAAGTTTTCCCCCCAGCCACCTTCTGATTTTAATGTCTGGGACTGACTTAATAAATGACCGTAAATGCCTTCAAGTGAATCTATATCATATGAATTTCTTGGACCAACAAAACAGTTTATCAACGTAGTGCCCTTCCACTCTGTTCCAGCATTAGATAATATGCGACCACCGGGAACACCCTTAAAATCTGTTAATAATTCATAAAATTTTTCTTCCCATTCTTTACGAAGTTTTTCTGTGGATTCTGTAGATGCTATAGCACCTGCAATTCGACGCATTGTATCGTCGATATCTTTATCATTATGATCTCTATATGTAACATTCCACACTTCTTCTGAGAACGAATCTTGAAATACCGTATCTGTCATTTATACCTCATTATAATTTTAATCTATATTTTTTATTTGGTGTTGATGGTACCTTGTCAACACCTTTATCTCATCTTTTATATCTCGTAGACTACTTACCTCTCCCAAATAGTAATTTAGAACAAAGTGATCTTCTGTTCCGGGACAGTCGATAACTGGGATAAGGTAAATGTCTCCACCATCCTCAATAAGTTCTAGCTCAATAACTTCATCAATATCAATTAATATCAATGTATAGAACATCAGAAGGCTGATAGAGCTCCTGCAAAAAGACCCGTGAAATAGTATTTCCCACGGGGTCGGCCAATCCTGCGGGCTGTAGTAATCAAGTGTTCTTGAACCAATGGGAAATTTAGAGAAAAACCCTGCAATTTCCTTCAATTGTTCATCTAATGATTTGTCAACCAAATCATTACGTAAATTTTTCCAAAGGCGAAGGCGCTCTTCGTTTGGAACTGAATTCCAATTCATACTCTTCTCTTTATAGTGATGCCCAAATAATTGAGCTTGTACTAAAAATCAAATTTCCCGGAAAGTTGTGGATATAAGATACTTCGATATTTGTATTAGAAATATCGTAGTTTGCCTGAAAACTAATATCAAAGGCTGTGGTATTCACCTCAACACTCGAATCTGTTAGTTGAACAGGTGTCAATGGTGGAAATCCCGGTGGAGGTGGCGCTGGTACAAAAGGTACTGTTGCCGTAATTTTCATTTCACCATTTCGTGAAAAAGAATTACCTACAAGATTTTGATCTGCCGTAGGTGCATCTGTAACACTGTATACCAGATTATAGAAAGGTGTTGGCAAATGAGTTAGTTGTGGAATAACAGTAAAAGATCCGGCAGGTGGTAATACAATTACCAATGGTTGAAATACAAGATTAGCAAGTGTTGATGTTGCTAGTTCGACATATTCTCCATTGATATTACCGATAAAGATTCTTCTCGAATCTGTGCATAGAGCAATTTCACCGGGCTGAAGGATTTCTTGTCCCGTTCCCGGGTATGTCGGATACAATGCATCAAACTGCGTCTGTGTGCCGCGCCTGTTTTGAATTCTTGAAACTACTACTGGTGTTGCCATTGAAAAATTCTCCTGTAGACTATTTAGTCATATCCGAACTGATCGTAATAGGCGCATAATTTGTTTGCCCACATTGTTTCATAATGTGTAAATTCATCTCCCTCTATAATGAATTCCTGATACTTTGCTTCTCTGGTAGCCAGCATAATAACACCCTTCTTTATATCAGTACCATAAGTTTCATTATGCGCAAGGGCATATGCAGCCAATTGCATAAAATAGTCTTCGATCCATTCTTTCTTTTTTTCTCTTATACTATTCTTGAAATCCATTATAGCCGGCGTACCTTTATGAACACCGATCAGGTCGGTAGTTCCGGCATAAAGCCCTGTTGAATATAGGCCTACTTCAGATCCCCATACTTCGTCAACATTTGGTAAACCATGTTTCACAATAACCTTAGCAAGTGTCTGTGCAATAAATGTGCCGTGATTCATTGACTCACCGAGAATATAATTCTCGAGGTTTTTATGCATGCCATTGCCAATACCACTGGCCTCAGTCTTGATACGGTTAGCCTCAGACTCCCCGACCCGTTCTTGCCAGGCCTTGAGGTGTGTGAGATCTTTAGTCTTTGAGAGTATCGTTGTAACACTAGGCAGTGGTCTACTCTCACCAACGATGTAGCGTCGTCCGTTAGGGCTATCTACTCGCTGTAATGGCTGATAATCGAATTTCTTTTGTATAAGCATTGACGAATTGTAACACTAAAGAGTATCACGAGTCAACACATCACCAACAGATTTTCCACTGTAGCGTGGATCCCGTGGCCGGATTTGTCTGTAATGTGATTGTGTAGCCGAGGCCCTTGAAATAAGAAATAACGGTATTTAGTTGCAGAAGAATAGGCTTATTTGTTGTGGTTCCGGCCCAGACTTCCCAATACAATTCTGGATCTGTGCCAAAGGTATTCTGTGCAACATTGATAGTTACCACAGCAGGTGTAGCCGGCGGATTAGGTAACGCTGCTGTAGGTGGGTTGAAAACTGCACCTGTAGCACCTGTTGTATAATTCGAACCCGGCGAAGTTACCGCAATGGATGCAACAGAGGTTCCCGAAAGGGTTACCTGTGTGGTTGCACCTGTTCCTGGATCACTAATAACAAGATATGGAGGATATACTGCATATCCAGCGCCACCGTTGTTAATCAATACCTGTGTAATTGTTCCAGTAATGTCGGTAAGAACTGTTGCCTGTAGTCCTGTTCCTAATGGATAGGATAATAGTGGATTCAATGTAGAAACAATATTCACTGTTGCTACGCTATCTTGATATCCAGAACCCGGATTTAGAATTGCGACAGACGTAATCTGTCCTGTGAGGCTAACACCTGTAATTTGGAATACAGCATTCACGTAAGCGATGTTCGGTGCGACAGCTCTTGTTGCGGTAACGGTATCGGCTAGTACATAACCGGAACCACCGTTCACAATATTCACCGCAACAATTTGACCAGCAGCGTTGACGAGCGGCTGTAGAATTGCACCAATGCCACCGACTGAGCTTACAGATATAGTCGCAGGGACTGGCTGATATCCAGAACCACCGCTAGTAATATTGATAGCAATAATCTGTCCACCATTTGTTACAACTGTGCCTGTAGCACCAGCACCAAGGGAACCTAAAGGTGGAATAAAAGAAACTGCTGGTTGATCTTGAAAATATCCGGAACCACCGTTAACTACTGTAACGGTATCCACACCCTCGACGAATGTCATTGGAGTTGTGCCGCCTACTGTTGTACACATCTGGCCGCCACCGGGCTGACATAGGCTCGAAGCTGCAAGGATAGCCTGCTGAAGCATGCAGATTTCTTCCCAAATAACGGTGTTATTTGTGGCGAGTTGCTCCATTAGTGGAGCATTGGGGAAACCTGAGCCGGGTGTGCAGCAATCAGCCATTTTTATTATCCTATTTTTGTGGCCTTTTGGGCAAGAGTATTTACTTTTGATGCATTATCTTGTGATCCTGCACCTGCCGTCATTTGTGGTTGACTAAAGGCAATCTCCTGTGGATTGGCACTTGCCACAATGGGATTCTGTTGAAGAAGGTTTGTTAGACTAACCTCATCTACAGAATATCCCATTGCCTGAAGTTGCGAAACAAGTTGGGCTGTACCAATCTTCTGTGCGCCCGATCCTTTTGCACCAACAAGCAAATTATTCAAATCAGCTTCGAGATCATTATTGTAATCTTCGCTGAGGAATTCTTTTGCTCTCATTACTTCTTCGAAGCTTCCTTAAGTTGGCGAGCTCTTTCCACAATGCGTTGCATTTCAAGAACCTTACGCTGAAGAGTTTCTACCGATTCCTTCTTCATTGCACGGCCCAATGGTTCTTCCTCATCTGCGCCGCCGAATTCATCGTCTGCGCCAAGTTCGTCACCGATGTTATCAAGATCTAATTCAGCATCCATTGCTGCATCTGGACCAAGATCTGTACCAAGGTCGCCGCCCATGATATCCTTATCCATGTCCACGGCTGCACCAACCTGGCCTGTTTCAGCCATGTTGGAAACTGCATCATCAACCTGTGATTTGGCTGTATACAAAGAATCCATAACACTCTGTAGGGCACCAGCAATCTGTGTTTGGAAAGCAGAAGCTGATTCCATTCCATATGTCTCGCGCATTTGATCTGTTACTGGCGGAAGATCTTCGTTTTGTAGACGACCGATTTTTTCAATCATTTCTTGCAACTCTTGAGCGAAACCCTTTGCTGCCATCATGACTTCTGCCTGGCTTACTTCGGTTTCAAGTAGAGTGCGTAGTTTTCTTACTAGGTTTTGTGATTCACCCATGCTCATTCCTTTCTTGCGTGCGATTCGTTGTACATCGAAAGGATCTGGTACCATGCGGCCGTCCTTGCCACGAATCATTCTTGGTTGTTCTTCTGGTGGTTCCTCTGGCATAGAAAATCCAAGCTTACCTAGCACATTTTTTTGACCCTTTGAAAGGTCTGTATGAGCATGTCCACCTGTAGCAGAAGCTCTCTTACCGACGCTTGCCCACTGGTCTCCCGATTCCTCTGTCTTTTCATAACCGGGCATGGAGCCGGAAGACTTTGGTTGTCCAGCACGAGCACGAAGACGGGCATCAGCTGATGCTGTTCCCTTATCGCGTTGCCAAGGATCTGCCTTATCGGCATAGCTCTTTAAAGTGTCTGAACTCAATTCATCAATTCTGCTTTCGCCTAGATCTGAACCCTTCATTTCTTCATCCTCTTCTGTCATTTCTTCCATCATTGCTGGAAGTTGATTGGCCGAATTGGCCTGTAATTTTGCCATTGCGGCTGATCTTACCTTCTGTTCAATAAGATCGTCGGGGAAACGATATCTGCTTGAACGATATTCTTTCATAGCATCCCTGATAGCATCTTCAAAATCATCCATGCATGTTCCACAAATATGGAAAGCATCAACCACATAGTCTGTCATGCCATTTACAACATGATCCAACATTGGCGATTGAAACTGCATCAAAGCAAATTCTCTAAGATTTCTGATACCCTCAAGTACAAGCAGTCTCTTCGAAATTTCCGGAGACTTTTTAGCATCGTCTCCCTTGATTTTTAATTCAGTAATTTCTTCCTGAATCTGTTCCATAATGAGTTCTAAGTCACGGTCTTTAGCCGATTCGTTGATAGTGAACCCATAGTTTGATTGTAGATGCTGATTGATCTTTTTCAGTGTTGTGGTTGGCACTTTACCAATATCATTCAAAAGCATATAAACCGTTCCTGTAAAATTTATTTCTATTATTTATCAATCTATGAGGCTATTTTACTCTTTTGAAAATCGAGATCTTATCGCGAGTATCTTTTGCCATTAATTCTGCAACCTGAAATTTATCCTCAAGTATAGCCATTTTTTCATAATCCTGTCTTTTCTTTGCGCCCTTATAGCAATGCAGGTAATGAAGCATATCTGCATGATATTTTGTAAATTTTTCATCAAGTGTAAGAACTTGCCTTACCACACCTGTCTCACCGGCAGAATATCTTTGTGCTATTATGATAGCCACATCAAAGACAGAAATATTTTCATATATCCTGGTACCATTCAGATTAAGAATATCGTACATACCAAGATCATTTTTTTCGACCAATGTATTACCGATAAGATGCGATTTTTTAGAAGTTTGCAAAGGAGTACCCCGTTGAATAGCAAATGTCGTTGCTTTTTCGACAACTCTCTCTAACTTATCAATAATCGCACTTCTCTCTATCATTTCTTGAAACCGTTATTCTTTCTTGATGCTGTTTTCTTGCCATTTGCTGCTAGGGTAGCAGACAGTAATCCTGTTGCCTGGTTTGGCTTTGTATCACCAGCGATTGTCTTGGGCGGAGTCCTCGGTGTGTACTCGATTTTCTGTTCTTCAGTCTGTTGACGTTTCTTTACCTTGCCCATTGATGCTGGGGCTACCGCAATGGCACCTGCTCCTGTTGCACCTGCACTGCAATTTTCTTTAATTCCTGCAAGTGTTCTCATCCTCTGGAGTTCAACATCTTCAGCAGTGAGCTGAGTTCCTTGTCCTTGACCTTGCGCCATGAATGGTTCAAGTGCATCCTGATTTTGCCATTCTTCCTGACCTGTTGTGGGATTCTTTACCTTTACACCCTTGGCACCCATGTCCACCTGTGTAATTTCTCCAGGTACAGGAAGTCCATTTGGACCTTTAAGGCCCACAGTCATTCCTCTTTCGATAGGCGAACCTTTTCCAGGCCAGATGGATTTCATTTTATTTGTACCTGCCTGCTGTTGAGGAGAGGACTGTTGTGTCGGACCTGTTGTAGGAGCAATTGTCTGCCCTGAGGGTGGAACAACCACATTAGCTTCTACAAGCGATAGGTACTCTTTGAAATTCATCTTGGAGATTGCTGCGGATGCCTCTTTCAAAGAAATATTTAATTTCTCTGCATAGGTCTTGACAATATCTTCGGCAATAATAGATTTTATTGAGTCATTATTAGATAACATTTAGAAATTCTCCTGCCTTGCAAAGGCAATATTCTTCGCCCAACCACTTGGGCTTCCATTTACGGTAGTTACTCTGACACCACTAGGTAATACAACACCATCGAGGTCGTCTACCAATAATCCAACAGGACCTGGTGTTCCGTATGGAGTGAAATTATAGAATTGAACGCCTCGTTCAACTGCAAATTTCCAAATAAAACCTTCCCCAGATAATTCAAGAGTATAATCAGCTAATTCTAAGACAGGAAGTGGATCTGCAAGAATAACAGGCATAGCCCTTAAACCGATACTCATTAAAAGAACTTCAAAATTCTTTTGACTTTCATCAAGGGGGCTTCCTGTAACCTGAATGTTAATCAATCTAATAAGTTCCTCACTTGGTGGAGGATTAGGATTAGGATCTGTAAAGCACAAAGGTGACGAAGCGTAGCAGACATAATACTGGAGGTCTGCAGTCAGGTTCTGCATCGATGTTGCGGCGCCGTGTATCTGTTTTGGCATTATTTTTCCTTATCTCAGTATTTAGCTGGGTTTTATTAGAGTACCGAGCCAATCTGGAGGTTCCATGAATTTGCATCGCTGCAAACTAAAATAACTTCTTGTGTAGCATCAAATTCGACAGTATCAGTATCTCCCAAATCTGTATGAATTACATCTGATATATTTCCTACTGTAACTAAGACAATAGCCCCAACGGGTTTCGTAATTATAACCGAACTTCCTACCGGAGTTGAACCGCTAAGAGCGGGCAAGGTTACGGTCCCTGATGATGTTACGAAATATCTTGTACTAATTAATAAATTGGTTCCGGGTGGTACAGGAATATAGTCAACTGTACCAGGGGATCCAATAGTAACTGTTCTTGTTAATGCATTCGATGTTAATGTTACATTCGATCCTGCATTGAAATTTAATGTGCTAGATCCTAATGCAGTTATGGTCGGCTGCGTAGGAATAGCAACTGCAGAGAATGCGTTAACACCAGAGGGTGCAGGTGTAAAAATAAGACCGGTTTCGCCTGGATTTACGGTAACGACATAGTTTGCTGCGCCGGCATACGTTGACGGAGTGTCAGATAGTTGTAAGAATGAAGTTGGGCCACCCGATCCCAAATTCCAAATATATGGTACTTCAGTAACCGTGCAAACCGTACAGTCTATATGGTCAACACCCACATCATTTCCTAACGATTGCACCATTGCGGTAAGGGAGGGCCCATCCCAATGGGATCTATTAATTTCGAGTGCGAATGAAATATTATATTGATTTGGGTTCATAATATCGATGAACCCATCTTCTGAAATATTTGTGAATATAATTTCTGCTGCCGATCCTGGCACAGGCTGACCAAATGCGTTTATAGCACCACTGAAATTGGCCCCTTCAAGAACAAAATGTCTTAGGGAACCCGTAATCATTTGATCGTTAAAAACGCCTCCATTAACTCTTACTGGCATGCCGTGATTCCTTGAATATTCTGTATATTTATCAACAAAACAAATTATTGGACCAAAGAAAAAGCGCCGACCTGCGGCGCTTTATTTCTTTTTCTTCTAATTTATGCCAAATTGTAATATGTAGCTGTTCCCAGGGAGAAGGATACTTCTGTTACTGTACATGCACCAAATGCTGCCACTGCCGAAACAGGCGGTGTCAAAGGATTTGCAGCACCTACAGAAACATAGACTGTTGCATTAGGTAATGCTTGAATTGCTGTCTGCATCTGTGTGGCTGCTGCCGTTGGTGATGTAGGTAGCTGTTGTTCATCAGCATTAGCCGGTGGAACATCATATGGAGGTACATCAGAACCCCAACCAAAAGCCGAGGCCGATACACCAATATGAAGTTCTGTTGTTGCACCATATGTATTGGGCATTAAACCAATAAGAACGATATCCGCCTTCTTACTAATTTCCTTTAGAACAATTTCTGCTGCACTGTTTGGAACAGGCTTGTTATTACCAACAACGAAATAGCTAGTAACCAAGGGATCACCACCATTGAAAACTACCGGTAAGTTTACCGAACCATTTGAAACAGTCCATGCAAACGGGCCTGTAATCTTGAAAAATCTCATGCCACCTGTCAATGTCTGATCATTGATGATGCCGCCATTTACTCGAAATACCATTTTGTAATCTCCTACAAGTTGTAGTATTTATCATAGGTCAGAAATTTTCAGTCACAAAAAAGCCCACCGTAGTGGGCTCTTCTGTACCTTTACAACAATTAAGCTGTAACAAGTAGAACTGGATAGTAGCCAGGTGTACCTGTTGGGCTGTTTGTTGGGTTCGAACCAGGTGTAGCACCAGGACCGATTGCCAAGTCGCCAGCGGCTGCTGTAGCAACTGTCATGTTACCGTCAAATGCAGCGAATTGCATGTTGAATGTTACTGCGGCTGGTGTAACGCTAACTAGGGCACCAACTACGTTTGTAGGTGCTGCGCCAGCTGTTGTAACCTTAGCTTGTGCATTCAATACTGGTAGTGTCGAAGCGATCAAACCAGCTGCATCCGAGAACCAACCTTCAGCAAAACCGAGCATAACGTCAACTGTGAAGTTTGTTGCATCATACTTCGAAACACCAAGAACTGTAGCCTTTGTTTCAAGTGTCTTTAGAGCTTGAACAATAACAGACTCAACGATATCGAATGTCGAATCAGCAACTGTACCTGCACCAGCTGGTGTCGATGTACCAAGAACTGTTAGATCTGCTGCTGCAAGAGCAGAGATGTCCTTGCTGAATGTTAGCTTTGCGAATGTGACTTGCTTTTCAACCCAAATACCTGGGTAAGCTGCGCCATTTACTTTTTGTGTCATTTTGAATAACTCCTTAAATTTGTGACAGGATCATCCTGTTCATAAACTTATTTATCATTTGGTTGAAAATAGACGGCAATTTCTGGCGGATATTCGAAATATTTTGCGTCTTTCCACTCACCAAAATTCTTTGCCATACGCTTCCAAATTTCTTCTTGTTTATTTGGATCGAAGTATTTATGCACAGCGGCAATTATATTCTCAAGAGATTCGATGTCTTTTCTAGTTGCATAATCACACGCAAATAACCTACGAGCAATATCATCTCCGTCAAAATACGGACCATATAATACGGCGTCTTCTTGTGCTTTAAGGTATCTCGTACCATCTTTTGATTTCTTAGATACACGCTTAATATAGAAGAATCCCTTAGGGCCCCATTTCCACCTAATTTGAGAAACTGGTCGATCAAAACTATCTAATTCTGTCGATTTTACGGTACCCGAAATAGCACCAATAGCAGCAATGGCTAGGTTTCTATGGGCACCTTTGTAACCAGAATCGGGAGAGGTATGATGATAGAATTTCTCCCAGGCAGAGTTACCGACGCAGATATCGATTTGCACAAAACCCGTCCTTGGTAATCTCTCATTCTTTGATTCATCAAAATTTGCAATCGGATATCTTAGATGGACCATATTGCCGTTGAAGGCAACATTATCCTCACCGTATATATCTATCAATGTATCTCGTAACCCCGATACACCTGTGCTCCAGAAAGAAGAATCAAAGACAATATCAATGTCGCCCGAATATTCTCTCATTCCGGTAGATCCCAACAGATAATCATTTAGATCAAAGGATATTCTTAAATCCTTTGCAAGATTATCAACAGTGGGTTTGATTTCATGAATATAGATAGTTCCGCAACCAGGGACGGCTGCACCACCTTCGTAAGAAGGCGTCATAGCATATTTTAGTTTCATTATTTAATGAGATCGTGGATGTTTAAGTCTACTGATTGCAGAAGGTTGTCGTAGTGTTTACGAGACTTCATGCCTTTTTTCCAGGATTGAATAATTTGATTCTTAATATGAGTTACATCGATATTATCAATTGTGCCAGTCTTTAGACGCTGAAGTAACTTCAGGTATTGATCTGAATTTAAGACATCATTTAGTCCGACTAACTCAATTTCATCTATTCTCATAATTCTCTCAAATGTTTTTCGGCGATTATCTTTGCAAGTACCTCGGGTGTTCTTGCTTCTCTAATTCTTTCTTCAAAATCCCCGATCTTGTGAAAAACTGTCGAAAACGTCTGCATTGTCCTTTCGTGAATTGCCCTTTGCAGAACACCCTCATTAAGATGTCGAATCGCTTCTTTTTCATATTTATCTAAATCTACGAGAAGTTGTGTCCTCTTAGCATCAAGGAAATTAAGCCAATACTCCTTCACAGATACAAAATTGATATTTTCGGAGAGTCTCTGTAATCTTTCCTCATTGGTAGAACCTAATTTTCTTAGGTGCGGTTTTGCCTGCATTGTGCCTAGTTCTGGATGACCGATAGCAGTAGCCATTCCTACATAAACTTCCGCCATAAAACTAGGTAAATTATCTACCGATTTTGCATGCTCAGTAAGCTGATTGCGCTTTTGCCAGGCTGTTTCCCTTATCCTACCAAAAACATCCTTGTCGATAAGTTTCACCATTCTTCCGGTTCTGGGATCCTTCATTACAATACCTTCGATCCAACCACCTTCTGATTTCGGTGGGCCGTAGGCACTTACCGTATTCCTTACATAATACTCAAGGAGCACTTCTTTTATCTTGGGAATATAAACTTCGTATGAATTCTTAAGAATTTCTTCTTTCTTCTCTTTGACCAATACCTTAGTAAACTTCCATTCCTCTGGCAGACACCACTCTGGGCGCTTATTCAATAAGGTTGTTCCGATTGAAAGATTATTCTGGCCACAGATACCCGATTCCTCGCGAAGATAGGCCATAAGATCGCCCGCAGCATTCATTATTGTTCTGCGAGATTTCCATAAAGGATAAAAATCTAGACGCGGGACTCTGTCAAACAACCAAGAATCTTTCGATTCTCGAAAGATCACATTCCTGCCATCTTCAGTTAATGGTGACTCAAGGGCTACGGAAAGAGATTGACCGCTGAGTTCCTCTGCTAATCGGTCTATATTCACATCGCCCTCGGTAGTGCGTAGGAAGATTAGATAGTTTCTATCCTTAGAGTAAGGTACGACATTGGGTAATTCTCCGTACAATACTTCCACCTCGACCTGGTCACCCGGTCTCAGACCGGCACCTTTCATTAGAGGTAATACTGACTCAAGAGCTAAATGGGCTGAACGCATGTATGTTGTTGAAAATTCCTTATTGTAGGATTCAACGGAATACATGCGCTGGCCGCCTTTTGTTTCCCGTGATGTGTAGAAGCCATTTTCGTCAAGACCAAACAAAAGTTGAGCACCGTCAACTTTTTCTGTAAATTCGAAATCTTGGAGTTTAGTGAGAGTTTCTATAAACTCCGTTAATGGCAAATCTTCTATGTGTGTAATCCCTCTCGAGATTTCTTTTGCAATCATTTTCTATTACGACCAATAGTTTTGTGTTCCTGTTCTCTGCGTTTTGCAGAGAGATCTGCTCTTTCTTCTTGAACTATTCTAGTAAATAATTTTCTGATATCTTCGATAACTAGCTTTCCATCAAAAACAGTGGATTCCTTAAATCCGTACTCCTTTTGCAAGAAAGCAATAATTTCTTTATCAATGCCTGTTTCTTTGGCATACTGTGCAATTTTTGCAATTGCCTCACTTGCCGCAGGTTTCTTATACTTATCGGTATCATCTTTACCAAAAATTTCAGCAAAAACTTTATTAATTTCCTTCTGACTGAACCCGGCATTCCTTAAAATGGCCTCGATATCTCGTGTATCGTCAGGAAATCCATCATCTTTCCATGCTTGCTGAAGATCATTTATATCTATCTTATCTTTCTTCAATAAACGAGAAAATCCAGTTGGATTGGCACGCAAATCCGTCGCAGTTTTGAAAATAGCCTTTACATCAGCGGGATTGATTTGTGCTTCTATAATTTTACGCATCAGTCAATGCCCTCCACAAGGCCATTCTTTGTGAATCCGTCAATGTATCACGAATTAACCTTTTTATCTTCCTGATTTCTTCTTGTTTCTTATTCTCGATTTCTGCAGCGTCTGGAGATACCTCTGGTTCCACTTTCGCCTCAGGCTTTTCAGGGTTAGCGAGTATCGTAAAAATTTCCTGAATGTCTTTTTCATCTAATTCTATGCCCGGTTTATCATAGATAGCTTCTTTGAAAACATCCTTATATTTAAGGCGTGGTTTTCTCTTAGGACCAGGTAACGCAGGAAAATTATTCTTACCTACCTTTTCCCCCTCGGGTCCGATATCTCTAAACGGAACATCCTCTGCATCATCATTAGAATATTTCTTCTGTGGCTCTGGTGGTGCAATGGGCTCTTTATGTTGCTCTGGGGGTGGAGGTGAACCAGGGGACATTCCCTTCTGTGTCCATGTAGATGCTGGTGTATCAGGTCTCTCAGCTGGAAGATTATCCGACGATGTTGGTGTGGATTTCTTTGATAATACTGCCTTAATGGCTTTCTTAATTTCATCCGTACTGAAGTTTGATTCAGTATCTAAGTAATCAACAACGTCAGATACGGTCGGCTTTCTCTTATATTTTAGTCGGCCAGATTTAGAAGATTGTAATTCTACAATCTGATTATTTTTTAGATATTGTATCCAACCACGTGTGAGGTCTTGTCTAACCGACATAGCTATCGTCTTCCTCTTCGCCCTCGCCATTCTTGATACGTTTTACCATTCTTGTAAAACGGTTAGGGTCGGAACCGCGAATGCTGGAGACAAAGCGTTTCTTTAGCATGTCGGCCTGTTCGGGCGTGAAAGACTCATCGATGGACTCGAGGAGGTTTATGGCAGAGACAATAATATGTTGTGCTCTTGCCTCAATAAGTTCTTCCTTGCTTTTCTGAGGAACGTATGAACTAATTTCCTCGAGAATAGATTTGCTTCTTCTGCTAATAGTCAATTGACTGTCTCCAGTTAGTTTAGCTATTTATCTAATTTCTTTTTAGAAAACTACGTAATGAGGATGCTGCCTGGAGAGGATCAGCAGGTGCAACTTTATGTCCACTCATTTGGGTAATCTCACCGCTTGATGGATCAATTTTTTCACCAGATTTTACCACACTCTTGTTTTTCAATTGTTCGTAGATATTTCTTGTTGCGGCACCTACAGCACCTTCGGCACCTTCTTCGAGGTCTGTAATTCGTAGACTCTTATTATTGAATGAAAGATCAATCTTTGATCCAACACCAGAGCTTGAACGAGTTTTCATGAACTGAATTTGGTAACGACCGCCTTCTTTCATAGCTGCACTAGTAAAGATACCAATTACATTATCTGCTGTATTGACCTTAGAAATACCACCGGCAATGTGACTTGGATCAAATTCAATTTCTTCATAAGAGCCACGATTCAGCTGTGACGCAGATACGGTAACGGTATCTAATTCTACTGCAAGATTTCTTAATTCTTCTGTCACATATTTGTCCTTGACGAACAAATTCTCTGCAGAAATTTTCTTACTCATCGGGAACATTAGATCCAGATAGTCAATCAAGATTGCATCAACTTTCTTGCCCGAATGAATTTCATATTCTTTGATGTATGCACGAATATCATTTGCCGTACATCCATTGGGCAATTGTTTAATCTGAATAGAACCCCTGCTCTTTTGCTGACTTGCACGAATCTTCATGTGAACATCTTCGATGTTCTTCATAATTTCACGTGTTTCATAGTTTGTATGCATTGCATCGATACGCATTGCACACAATTTTTCACTAAGTTCTAATGAAAGATAAACAACGTTCAGTCCAGCAAGTGCCCAATTTACTGCAAGGTTCTGTAAGAACAAAGATTTACCTGCACCGGATTGCCCTGCAAAGATTGTAATTTCTCCACGGTTCAAACCACCGAAAAGTTTATCATCGACAGTTTTCCAACCTGTCGAAATTTGTCCTTTATTTTCCCGTAGGGCTTCAAGTCTTGTCTTTGGGTCATAGTAATAATCCAACCCGAGATCTTTAACCAGTGCAATCTCAACCGCAGCCTTTACTTCAGCCAATGCTTCGCCATATCTGCCCTCCGCCAACATTTCTGGCGAACGCAGGATGGCATCACGAAATGCCTTGTGTCTGCAGAATTCCTCAAACTCTTTAAGAAACCATGTATCATGTTTTGCCGCTTCTACCGGCATCAAGTTTATGTTTTTCTTGGTTAAGGCACGAATCTGTTCTAAAGAGGGTAATTGTGCATGCTCTGTACTATAGGCCTCAATGAAAGACACTGTCTCTCTATTTTGCCTATCATCAAAATATTCAGGTTTTAGAATAGATTTACAACGAACAAAAAGATCTGCACTGCTCATCATGAAATCAATGAACAGGTCTTCTATGTCCTTATTGTAATCCTTAATTGCGGTGTCTTTCTCGCTCATTTAATCTAATTTTCCAATTTATCTCAATTGTCTCATTTCCCGTAACTGCTGAAGTAATGATAGAATGAGTGGTAAGTAATCTACCGTATTTTTCCGATGCCTTTGCCGGATCCTTGATGCCGATATCCCATTTGGGGAACGAAACGGCCCAATTATTTCTCATTGCCGTTTCCACTAAATCCCATCCCTTCTTATCGAAATCAGGACATACAATAACTTCTTTCTGTAAACGATTGATAATGTCAATCTTTGCCTGTCCAATTTCTCCGAGTGTCGCTACCCCATCGATGCACCAAGCATCAAGAACACCTTCTGTAACTAAGACATATTTACGTGATCTATCTTGATAAGGATCAAGGTTATAGACAAAATCCTGCGGACATTGTTGGAAATATTTAGGTATAGATTTGTCAGGTGTGTCGTAGCAGAGACGAGAAGTAAATCCTACAATCTTGTTCTTATAGTAGTAGGGAATGATAAGACGTTCGTATAATCTCTTTTCTTTATTTGGTGTCCAATAAAAATTATCTAGATCGAAAATCTTTCTCGATAATGCGTATTCAACTACCCGCATGAAATCGGGGTCATCGAGTCCCATTTCTAACCACTGTGAGATGGGTAAGGAATCATCTGGTAATTCCATGGGATGCCAGGCACCCATTAATTCGCGTAATCGTGCCTCTTTATCAACAAGCTTTGTTTCACCATCTCTTACTTCTGAAATTTGATTTTTGAGCTTGAAGATTTCAAACTCTATCTGTTTTATAAACTTTTCATCGAGATGTAATTGATTAAGAAAAAACTTGAACCCCTTTGTTAATGATTCACCTTCTTTATATCCAGCAGAAAATCCGCAATTGAAGCAATTACATACAATGGAATTGGCATTAAATTGAATACCAAAACGATTGCGTGTATCTTTTCCGTGCCCCTGGGTGTGGCATAGCATACAATTTCTTTTCTGCCAGCCTTTAGGGGCCTGTTTTAACGGCCCAATATTTTGGAGAATAGCGTCCTTTAGAATGTCCAGAATCATAGGACAAGTGTAACAGGAATATTTAAGAAAATCAAGCTCTAACGATGAGCTTCTTTAAGATGCCCGGATCTAGAACTTCTTGACTTGGGAAATATCTGAATTTTAACCACAGGAAGTTTGCTGAGAATGTCCAGGCCTGTGTCCCTGTGTATCCAATGAATTCAATGTCAGTTGACATAGAAGATGGATAGATCTTAAACCAACGTGATGCACTTAGATATGGATCGGGCGTCTCTTCAAGTGTTCCCCAAATTTCGAGAATGCCTGTGAAATTTTCAGTGTAGGTTGAGAATGAATGAACAGAATCAATATGATTCATTACGCGGCCGCCCGGAATCCTAGATGAGTAGAAACAAGGAGTAGGTGGGCCAAAGGTAGGAATAAGAATGTCAGGTGTCCAGTCACCGGGCAATAATGTTACGCTTGGCAAAGGTGCCTTAAATGCTTGTTCTGTAATTTCAAGCTCCATTGCTACATTATCGTTCATGTCACTGTATAGGGGTTTTTCAACATAATACCCGGGAACATTAGAAATAAAATCCTGAGTCCTAATCAATACAAATTCATACAATCCCGCAGCAATCAACGCCAAATCGCCCGAATCAAGCTCACAAGTAATGATTCCCTTTGCAGGACCGAGTCTACATAACTTTTCGAGAACCACTGTGCGGTTCTCCGGATTAATTACCCTGGCATAGACCTGTTGATCGCACGCAATATCTTGAGGTACTCGATCTGGTCCTAAGACTCTGAAAATCAATTTATTATCAAGTCCCTTATGTGCTTTCAGTGGTACGGTATTGTTCATTGGTCCATTATCCTTGCAGGGGCAGAATGTATCACCGACAGCCAATAGCTGCCAAACATGATCGTAGAGGTAGAGTTTATGTAGGGAAACATCCACATTAATCACTCCTTAATTTACAATTATTGAAATGCCATCTTTGCATAGAACCCGGGCCACCAAGAACACCACAGTGTGGACACTTAATTATGTCCCTCATTTTTCCAAGTTTACTTTTTCTCATTTTCAATCTTGTTAAATCGGTATGTTCATAGCCGGAAATCCCTTCACCACCGTTAGTAAGATTTAGCAGTGTACCTTTTCCTAAATCTTTTCTTCCAAATATCTGTATAAGACATTCTTCTAGTAAAAATGAATGGGATTCATCTATTGCATCTATAATTTCGATTGTGGGTATTACACCGTTCTTTTTCATAAACTGTATTCTCTGAATAAAAGGATGTTTCTTTTTCAGGGAAAGATGAACATGCGACCTCTTTTCACACCCTTTACCCACATAGATAGGCTCATTATCTCTCGAAGGATCGCGGTAGATATATGTATAAAAATTAGTAATCATATCACTATTTATCATAAGATGCATCTGCCAAGATAAATATTTTCATGGTAAACTTAGACGAAATTCAACAAAAATTCCCTTTCCTGACAGGATTGCGATGCCAAAATACAGAATTTATTGGCATTATACAAAATTCTGACGAGAAAATCATCAGCTTCTATGATTACCAATCTATTCGCACACCAGAAGAAAAACAATTGTTCCTCGAACACGGCGAGACATGGTGGTGGGAAAGTAATAGGCTTTTACCTATCAATATTTTCCTACAGGGACAAATGCAACAGTTCCGTTATTGCCTAAAAACAATAGTCAATAAGGATGTTGAGGTGATGTTTGGCTCTATGACAAGCCTAAATAACATTATGCGGAAGAGAATAAAGAAGCGCCAGATTCAGCTCATTGTCAGGCAGGATTAATCAGATTTTTCCATTTCTTCAATAAGCAGATTCAAATTCACTACAATTGCAATTGCGTAGGAGATGCTGTGACTGCGTTTAAAGAAATAAGCCTCGTCACCACTGTCTTTTACCCACACCTCTTTCCTAATGGTATCCCAGTCGGTTTGCTGAAGATAAGCTTTAGCTGGACGCATGATTGCCAATATCATTGCCAAATCTTCGATTGATTTTGGTTTATACTTTTTCAATAAATCGCTATGCCCATTCAGATGGAATAGCTGATCAGTAACTTCCTGATATTCAAAGAAATCCCAGGGTGGTTCTTTATTAATGAGTGACAACAGGTGTTCTTCACTCTTTACTTTTTCATACAAATTTACATTTAGGAAATCAATCTTAAAGTATCCATAATCCTTGGCAATTCTATGATCAAGTGTCGAAATATTTGTAATCGGATCGCGTGGAATATTTTGAAAATAAACACCAGTCTTATGTTTTTCAAAAGAATTATCGGGACGATCAATTCTTCCGAAAACACACTCAATGCCTTCAAGAATTTTATCTCTTCCGAAGACATCAATATCAACGTCAGTTGTTACTTTTTTCATTAAACTTTTCTTCTATAATTTCATTCCAAATCATCTTGGTTACCTTCGACATCTCTATAACATTGGTGCCCAAAATTTCATAGCACTCCCTGCCAAACTGTAGTGTGAATATTACAAGATCTTCCTCTGATAGAAAAAATACTATAGGTTCTGGACCATTCGGAATATAAAATGTATTCTTCTTATAATTTTTTCTAATCCAATCTTTGTAGGCTGCAATTTCAGTCAATTGAGCAAATACATTAAATCTATTTGAAGATTTGGTAATTAATTTTATGCAGATGTCATTCATACTGTCCCGGGACCACGCGGAATTTTAATGGTGGAACGAGGTTTATATGTCATCGTAGATTTCCCAAATCTAATGCTGAATGCTATAATATCTGCCTCATTTTCGAAACCATACAGAGTCTTCACATCTAGATTATTTGGATTACTCGGTGTGACCCTATAAACAGAAATATTATTTTCTTTTGCCCAATCCATCAGTTCTGTCTGTGTGGCATTATATTTCACAAGGTCAATTGTTGTAACGTTCTTCATATTCCTGCCTGATCAAGAAGATTTTTTATAAACTCGACATCTTCCTCGTTGTTCTTAAATTTCTTCATCCAGAAGCCAGCATCAATAACTGTGCCTATAATTTTTGCGTGATCTGCGTTGAATCTATCCAATAGATCTCCGCCTGTCTTGCTCAGGTATAGAACCCACGGGCTAATCTTACCGCCACGAATCATGTGTGCAGCTTCGTTTGCCGAAACCTTTAGGAAAAAATCACTGAATTCTGTGTTGTTTAGTTCACACCACGCAGCAATCTCGGTTACGGTTCTTTCAGTTCCTGCATCTGCCGGTTCGCGCTTTACCAAATCGGCAATATAGGTATAATAGACTATTTCATTTGTCCAATCAACCAACGGCACGCTATTCTTTATCAAGGAATCAATGAATTGATCAATGTATAAAGGTTTAAGAGCTACTAGATAATGCCCAAATTTTGCAAATCCGGTATAATAGGAACTATCTATAAATTCCTGCAATGTCTTAGGTTTTTTCGAACTTACGCTAAGTTCATAGAAACGCTGAAAGACTCTAAAACCCATACGCACGCCTGCATTATCTGAATCCAGATAACGTTGCTTCTTGACGCACATATGAGTTGATAGAGTCACTTCCCTATGGAACTTTGCTCCACAGAACTTACACTCATAGTTCTGTAACATCTTCTTTTTACTATTTTCCTTTACCATCGGGTTTGAGCAATTCTTTTATAGATTTATCATCCATGCCATTAGCCTTAAAAAATTCCTCAAAATCCTCTTTTGTGTTAATCTCTAATAATAATTGCAATTCATCATCCTTTAATGAAGGCATGATATCAAGGATTGCTTGTTCAATCTTATTCTTTTTTGCGCCCTTAGGTGGTGCAATCCATGGATGAAATTGTTTTTTCTTTGTCCCACACATAGCCAACAACTTCCATTGTAATTCCGGATGTTTAGAAATAACACTGAAATTTTGGTTTACAAGATCGTTTACCATCATAAGGTGATGTTCTGCATCACCTTGCGAGGAACTCATGTAACGCATAAGAACCCAGAGACTAATCTCTTTTTTATGTTCCTGTGATAGATTATCATAAAAATCCATCTTACGATAATCCATGGCAGGCAATTCCATTGCCAATGTTAGTGTAGACTCTTTCTTTTTCTTTTTCTCTCCCTCCTCAGTTCGCTCTGCATCAGGATTTAATAAGAAAAATTCTTCAGTCCAGTTTAGGTCACTCAAAGATTGCTCCGATATCAATTACGTCGGGAAGTTTATTAACTTCTTTCACAAATAAAACACAGTTGGGATAAGGTTTATCCTCAACAGGAACTACCAACACATTACCGTTCTTTAATTTTGGAAAATACCATTTCACATCGGTATATACATTAACGATATTTACTTCCTGTGGTCGTGGTACCATGTGTCTAAGGGGATTAAAAACCATGGTATGAAATCCACGATCATTTAGACTAGTCAATGGCATTACTTCAAGATCACTATAATCCTCGTCGCATACAAGTATAGACCAATCCAATGGCATCTGTACCTTATACTCACCAATCTCTAATACCACTGCTGGAGCAAAAAAACTTTCCAAGAATATCAATGGTATAAAGAAATAATCCGGATTTTTAGGATCAGAGTAGTCTAACACACAGTACCTGATATCCTCAATCTCGTTCGGCACCTTATCTAAGTTGTATGCCTTATTTTCATTTGTTAAAATATTCATTATCTAAATCCTAATTCTCTTCTACGCTCTTCCCACTGCCTATCTAATTCTTTCATATCTCTATTCAGAGCCCATCCACCTATAGTTATTCTATTAGACGGAATTCCACATTTAATTAAATAATCACACAGCATATTTTCAAAACCGAGGTGTTTTGTAGACATGAAGGTGATTTGTAATGCCGTTTCGGAATTCTCTTCGTATAGAAGATTCAGACATGATTGAGTATTTAGGGCTGTGGAGCCCTCTACAATTCTTTCCTCAATATTGATATTGAGCTCATTTGCCTTTATGAACGTCTCAATCAATTTCTTATAACTTGTCGATATTGAAGTCTGTACTATTTTCATTAATATTGCAATTTGTTAACGGTATAGGGATATTCAGCCTCGGCATAAAATTTCTTTCTCTTTGCCAAATGTCGTTTTGAAAATTTACAATTAGAGCAAACATCAAAAACATTTACAAAATCCTTATCAGGCGCTACACGAATTCCTCTACCAATACTTTGAATTACTCGAACAAAACTCTTTCCTGCCTCAAACAAAACAAGGTTGAAAATACGAACAATGTTGATACCTGTCGAAGCCACACCATAAGTTGCAATGATAACCTTACCGTCAACTTCCTGTACTTCTTTATATTCAGCCTTACGATCCGAGGATTTCATCTTACCGGATACAAAGATCGAATCCGGAATAAGCGATTGTAACATTTCGCCAGTTTGCACGCGATCAACCAGTACAAGTGTGTTCCCGGAATTCGACATCTTTTCGATCTCTTTTGCCAGGAACTTTAGGCGTATAGGGTTAGATGTCAGCCATTTGAGTTCAGTTTGATAGTTATCGAATGCCTCACCCAAATCCTGTAGTTGCCAGACATTGATATGAAGTTGGGCCAATACACCCTTGTCTTGCAATTCCTTTGTTCTGATGGCACCCAATTGCGGCCCGATGCATGCAAGAACAGCAACCTTTTCGGAATCCTCTTCCGGCATTGTCCCGGTAAGGCCCCAACGAATTGGTGCATTACTCAAATAACTCGATAATAGTTTTCGCAATACATCGGCTTTCGCCTTGTGAACTTCGTCCACTATAACGCAAACGACTCCTTCGAAGAAAGCTTCGATATCGATTTCTAAATCTGTTTCTTTTGAACGCTTTGCTAGGCTTTCCAGACTTTGCCATGTACAAATAGTATGGGTTTTTCCATACTCCTTTCTATCACC